AGGAAGTAACCAATTTCGCCCGGTTCTACGCATTGTTCAATAAGCTGCCCTGTACAGGAGACCGGGAAGGGCTAAAGAAGCAAATCGTTCTGCAGTACACGTGGGACCGTACGGAAAGCCTCCGTGAAATGACATCCAAGGAATATGAAGCCTGCTGCTGTGCCTTGGAGAAACTGACCGGGCAGGATGAATGGCGGCAGAAACTTCGCGAGGAACTGCGACGGAAACGCAGCGTATGTCTGAAGCTGATGCAACAGTTGGGTATAGACACCACCGACTGGAACCGGGTGAACGAATTCTGCAACAACCCCCGGATAGCCAGCAAGCCCTTTGTTCAGATTAGTACAGCGGAACTGGAACAACTGGCTATCAAACTTCGGGCTATCCAACGAAAAGGAGGTTTAACCGATAAATAAGACAAATATGGATAAAAAAGCACATGAAGCGCTTGAGCGCATAAGAAAAGACGTGACCCTTACGACATCCGATCTGGAGAACCAGGATGCAGCGGAGTTTTTCAGCGAACTGGCCGACTGGGCATATGCCAATGGGGAGGCCATGCTGATAGATGATGAACCTGAAAAGCAGGATGGTGAGGAAGAATAAAAAACAAGTGATAAACATTCAAAATGATTTAAACATGGAAAAGAACAACCAAAGTGTGGACATCAAGTCCCTGAGTAAAGAACAGCGAGCAGCCCTTATGGCCCAGCTGCAGCAAGAAGAGAAAGAAGACCGCATTGCCCGTCGTGAAACTTACGAGGCATTACGCGGTGAGTTTATGCAAGACGTGAAATCGAAAGTTACCTCACTGGTTGAGGATGTCAAAGGCTTTCGCGGATGGTTGGAAAAAGAAGCCGATGCCTTTACCAAGGTGATGAAGGAATACGGCCAGGTGAAAAGCGACGAACAGCGTAGCTACACCATTACGGACGGTGACTTCCGTCTGGAGGTGAAAAGCAACAAGGTGAAAGGCTTCGATGAACGAGCCGACATGGCAGCCGACCGTCTGATTGACTACCTGAAGCGCTACATGCAGAACAGCGAGAAAGGTTCTGATGATCCGATGTATCAGATGGCCATGACCCTGCTGGAGCGCAACAAGATGGGCGACCTGGACTACAAGAGCATTTCAAAGCTGTATGAACTGGAAGATAAGTTCGATGAAGAGTATGCAGACATCATGCGCCTGTTCAAGGAAGCCAATGTAGTGCAGCGCAATGCCACCAACTACTACTTCAGCCGCCGCAACCCTGAAAACGGCGTATGGACCCGCATTGAACCCAGTTTCTGCCGTTTGTAGCCGAAACCCGTTAACCCTGTAAACAGAAAGCGCCGCAGTTGTTATAATTGCGGCGCTTTTGTTCTTAAAATAGATGGAAATCAGTTATTTTTGTAAGAGAAATAAAATGTATGGGCAAAGGACGGGATAAAGAACTGATTAAGCTGCGTGACGAGGCACTATGCCGTCGTTACTACTATTGGACAGAAATACAGCGGTTGCGGTTCGACGATGCTTTAAAAGTGTTGTCGGAGCGCGAATTCTTTATATCCGAGGAACGTATCATGACCATCATCCGCCGGAAATCACGTGAGGGAACAGACTACAATCTGAAGCCTGTTTCCAAGGTGAAAGCCCCCCGTCTGACTGCCGCCCAGCTGGAACTATTCCCCATAAGATGACGGCATGGCCGATTCATCGTGCAGTGTGAATGAGAACGTCATTTCATAGACCTTGATGTAATGCGGCATGGCATACGAACGGCTTTTCTCGCGTACCAGCGGCGAAGCGTTGTCCGTGCATTGCAGACACTGCAGCGACTTGTATAATTTCTTGGCCAGCTGCTGCCTTTCCCTCACCTTGTCATACGTGCCGGATGCGTAGCTTGTATCGTCGTAACAATCGATGGCCAGCCGGACGGTCAGTGCGGATTCGCTTTTCTGTGCCCCGTATCCGAGGTCGTGCCAGTCGGAGTTTGTATTTCCGATTAATACACAAGGGAAAGTGACCGGGTACTGGTCTTCTTCTGCTCCCATTTCCAATTGTCCGTAGTCCTCGTCGATGAGAGAGAGTTCCGGCATTTCCTGTGCAATCTGTTCCATGATTGCGATAAAAATTTCGTCCATATCGTTATTGGTTTAAAATGTTG